ATGAGCTTGCGTGACCGTAACGACGTGAACTATGCCGTCACTGCCGCCCTGGAGGAGTGGTCCCGTGATTGGGATCTGGGCACGACTTTTTTGAAGTGTCGAAACTGCGGCGCCAAGCAAACGTTCCACGGCGGCGGCGGTGGCCAACCCTTCCCGGCTCATAGGGATAAATGCCTGATCGGCAAGCGCGATGAGCATTTCCCGCTGTACGAACTGCACGCCGCCCTGGATACGCTCAGTCCGATGACGCCATGAACAGCCATGCGCCTGGTCGCGCTATAGCGCTTGTCGTTAGTGAATGTCGCTCCAATCCCAACAACCGCTGTCAACGGCAACCATTTGACGCCATGCAGGTGAGAGTGCGTGCGCGTGAGGATGAAGACAGCGAGGACTGAGCAATCCTGCACGCAACTTCAGTAGATCCTCCGGCCTAGGGACATTCTGAGTTTTCATGTTGACCCACGGGAAAGAGGTTAGGAGGGTAAGTTATTCGCTGATTGCCATGAAGGCCTTGTCTGATGCGGCTTTGCGAAGAGTTGCCAAGGTTAGCTTCTGGTTATGAGTGGTAAATTCCTAACCTTTAATGATGTTAAATACTCAATATTATTATTCCTTTAAAAACATAAGCTTACAGACACCTAACCTTTGACCTAACCAAACCTAACCCCTCAAAGTTAAGTATCAAGCCCAACAAATACGGGCCTCACATCTCAAAACACCCTCCTCAAAAAAAACCTAACCCTTTTCCCGAGGCACCTACTGAATTCGGCCGCATATGCGCTCTTGTAATCACCGAGGAAGAACATCTACCTCGCAGGGTTCCGCAGGTATTCCATAGCCTCGAAATCGTCTGACCGCCCCCAGCCAGCCTATTGTTGGCGGGGGCGCAGAAGTGCGGAAAAAGAGACCCATTTGGCCCGCAGGCGAGGTGGGGGGACGACGGCGCGCGGCAGCTGACGCACATTCAGCAGAATCAATCCCGCACCAGAACAGTGCAATAAAAGCCCTGCAGCATCTCCCCCCTCCCGCTATCGCCGGAGCCGCTGATATAGGCGCCCGATAAGCACAACGGACAGTGATCTAGGCCCCCCGCCTCTCTCTCTTGAGACTCAAGAAAACAGAGCGCAAGCCTCAATATCATGCGGGGTTGCATTTTTCAGTAGTGAACCTCGATCCTTTCAACAAAAGCCGCTAGAATGGCGCATGAGGAGAAAACATTGACCATGCATCAGATTGACGCCGTTGACTTGTTCTGCGGAGCTGGCGGGCTTACCGCGGGCTTATTGAAAACCGGCATCGCCGTCCGTGCAGGGTATGACATTGATCGCAATTGCGAATTCGCGTATCGGGAAAACAACGGCGCCGAATTCATCGCAGAAAGCGTCGAAGTCACCAAAATAGAAGACGTGGCAGCATGGTATCGACCAAACCGGATCAAGCTCCTAGCCGGTTGCGCCCCTTGCCAACCGTTCTCGACTTATAATCAAGGGCGCGACACCAGCACTGACCGGAAATGGCCACTGCTCTACTCATTTGAAAAGCTGATTAAAGGTGTAAAACCTGAGCTGGTAACGATGGAAAATGTTCCAGATGTCACTAAACATCTGGTCTACCACGATTTCGTAAAAAGCTTGAAGGTTGCCAATTACCACATATGGGAAGGCACAATTCATTGCGTAGATTACGGCCTACCTCAACTGCGCCGGCGCCACGTTTTACTAGCTTCATTGCTTGGGCCGATCACAATGATCCCCAAAACCCACGATAAGGCTGTGTCGGTTGAGGAGGCGATCGGCCATCTTCCGAAGCTTGCAGCCGGAGAATGTGATCCCAATGACACACTTCATCGTGCGGCAACACTGAGCAGTACCAATCTTAAACGCATTATGTTGTCAAAGCCGGGCGGCACTTGGAGAGATTGGCCTGAGTCGCTCAGAGCCGACTGCCATCGCAAAGCTAGCGGGCAAACCTATGCAAGCGTATACGGCCGCATGCGAGGCGATCAGCCAGGGCCAACAATGACAACGCTTTGCTATGGGTTTGGTAACGGCCGTTTTGGGCACTATGACATGGCGCAGAATAGGGCAATCTCGTTGCGAGAAGCCGCGACTTTGCAAGCATTTCCACCCGATTACAAATTCATGCCCCCGGATCAAATAACCTTTAAGGCCGTAGGGAGAATGATCGGGAACGCCGTTCCGGTGCGCCTGGGAGAAATTATCGGTTTGAGTATTCAGCGACACCTTGAAGAGATAACTCAGGGGCAGCGGGTAGACTCAGATCAAACATGAGCCGCGACTATCGACGAAGCTTGTATGGTTTCGCATCCCTGACCATCAACACCTCACATCCTCATCCCGCTATGTGAACGCCTCTTGTATCACCCCTAATCTTCGACAGAAAATTTTGGCTGTCAGTACTCATTACGGCTTTGAGGAGCCAAGGCGTACCGTCAGTCCAAGCGCCGATAAAAACGCAAACATGAGCAAAACCGCCACACGTCGGTGATACGCCCCTGATAACCCTGCGCACAGTTTCCCCCTGCAACACCAGCGTATTCACTCCTACGGCGAATACGCATTCTCGGCCCCTCCCCCCAGCGATTCAGTTGTCATGCCCCTCCGCGAGGCGAGCTGAATTCTGTCGGGAGAGTCATAGGTCTAATAGTGGCTTTTTGCTGCTGATTTGCGGATCTATTTGTGTAAATATGCTGCCAAAACCACTCGCAAACAATGGGACAACAAAGCAATGGACGCAGCAGTCGAAGCGGTTGAAGCGGTTGAAGAACAGGGATATTTTCTAGAAATTGATTTGAACGTGCTTAACCACCTCGGCATAGGTCTCTACAGCAGTACTCCCGCAGTCGTCACCGAAATTGTTGCAAACGCGTGGGACGCGGACGCTAATTTGGTGACTGTGGATATTCAGGATGACAAAATCATCGTCCAAGACGATGGCCATGGTATGGGGCAAGGCGAACTACAAGCACGCTTCCTTCGTGTCGGATACGCGCGTAGAGATCAGCCCAAAGGAAACAAAAGCGATACTCTAAGCCGGCCGGTGATGGGTCGTAAGGGTATAGGAAAACTAGCAATGTTTTCCTTGGCAGACCAAATTGATATCTGGTCAAAAAAGGAAGGTTTGCCACCAGTATCGGCTCGAATAAATGTCGAGCAGCTTCGAAAAGATATCCAGTCGGCCAAGAAATACAACCTGGAAAAGCAAGATGTGGCTTATCAGTGGGGAGAAAAGACGGGGACGAGAATTGTCCTGTCTAAACTCACAGCTGGTACTGATAAGACAGAAAGTTTTCTTCGTCCACGCATAGCCCGACGTTTCAGTGTTTTAGGAGATGCCCATAATTTCAAAGTAATTATCGGCAAAGACGAAATCACTACTCAGGATCGCGGATACCACGCAGACGTACAGTTCTGGTGGGATCTAGAAGATGCTACCAGAGCAGCTCAAAAGCCACTGCTCAAAAATCTCGCCACCGACGAAGACGGCCATGAATGTATAAAGCGAATAAATAACGTTGTAGTTGTTGAAAACCGCGCCTACAACCTTCGTGGATTTATCGCCACCGTCGCAAAACCAAAAAGTTTAAAGAAGACGGATGACAACATAAACCAAATTTCGTTATTTGCTAACGGCCGCGTATTCCAAGAAGACATGCTGAAAGACATTGGAAATGCCAAGGTATTTAATAGCTATATTGTTGGAGAAATACACGCTGACTTCCTTGATGCAGATTCGATAGACCGGGCTACGGCAAACCGAGAGTCCGTAAAAACCGGCGACCCACTTGTAAGTGCGGTCCGTGCGTGGCTGAAGAATACGCTTGATGACATAGCTGACCAGTGGGACGATTGGCGGCGTCAGCAAAATGTTGACAGTGATGATGATCGTACCAAGCTGGCTTTAGAAAAATGGTATGCCTCCTTGACCGACGCGAGGGATAGAAAGCTAGCACAGAAACTAATCACTCCGATTTTGTCAGCCGAACATTCTAATGATGAGACAAAAAACAAAGACATCAAACGAGACCTAGTTCGAAGCGCAATCGTAGGCTTTGAGAAACTGCGAATTCGAAAGCAGTTAGATAAACTAGAAAAGATCACTGATGTCTTATCCGTCGAATTCCAGAAACTATTCCTAAACCTTGACAGTGTCGAAGCAACTCACTACCACGAGATAACACGCTCCAGATTGCAAGTAATTGAAAAATTTGAAAAGGAAATCGCGAACACAGACGCGCTAGAGAAAGTTGCTCAAAATTACTTATTTGATCACCTCTGGCTGCTTGACCCTACGTGGGGGCCGGTTGGAGAAAGCAAGGTAATGGAGCAAACCCTTACTAAGGAGCTTAAAGCAATAGCACCCGACGCCCCTACAGGAGCGCGAATTGATATTGCATACAGAACCTCAACAGGACGTCATATTATTGTTGAACTGAAAAAGCCCGACAAGACATCGGTGGATGTAGACGATCTAACGAAGCAAGGGCGGAAATACAGAGGCGCAATTACTGAATATCTGCGGAAACAAAGCGACATCGGTGGTTTGAACGGCCGCAGACCAGCGATAGACGTAGTTTTTGTTACTGCAGAACTTCCCAGGACTACCGATGGGGACGCATTGGAAATCCTAAGAGGCAATCAGATGCAATCGTTCACGTATAAAGGAATGATTGTAAATGCTAGAAAAGCCTATCAAGAATACTTGGATGCATCCCCGAACGTGTCTGTTATTGATGATATTGTTTCCAACATAACCTAACGCTTAAGGCTTGCCTCATTGCGCAGTGGGGCGAGATGGAGCACTCGACGTGGTCGAGTGTTTCAGCATCGAACCGGTGTTGACGCACCGGTTAGTCGCCTCGTTTGCTGCGCAGGGGGGTTCTAGGCCCCTACGGGAATTTCATAGGGCTTGAAACGCACGACCTCCTCCCCGAGCCACTCATTCACCTGCGCCATACGCGCCTGAATCGGCTCCAGTTCATTGGCCGCATAGATCTGCGCAGCCTCCCTGATCGACCCAAACCCACCCGCGTTCTGCGGCACGATGCCCATCAGCTGCGGCGGAATGCGCAAGCTGGCCAGCACGTCGTCGCGGGTCTGGTTTTTGATCGAATTGAATTCGTCCTTGGCCGTCACTTCGCTGACCGGGATGATCTGCAACCCGTCCTTTTTGCCGTTCGGCGAATACACGAACAGATTGCGGAAGTTGCCCGGCCCCTTGGAGTCCTTCAGCGCCTTGCGCAGTGAATCGACGTCCGCTTCGTTCTGCGCGGCGTCGGTCATGTAGAGGATGAAGCCGGCATGACTGCCGTTTTCGTAGTACTTGCGGCGAAAAAGCGTGGCCGACTCATTCAGCAATGCCGACTGCAAAGCGCTGATCCACTCGGGCAGGCCGTACACCTCCTGATGCAGATCAGCTTCCCGCAGATGGAACACGGTACCAGGCTCAAACTCGTGCTCTTCTTTCCAGCCTTGGACCATGAACTGCCGGCCATCCTTTCCGGAGCGCATGTATTTCGCCAGCGGCGGTACTAGCTCACGCACCGGCCCGAGCAATGAGCGCCGCCCTTCCAGGTAGCCGTTGCCCAAACACAGGAAGTCCAGGGCGAACTGTTCGAACGCCGCGCGCGACAGCAACCGATGCGGGATAAAGGTCTTGCTCAGCAGGTTGCGCTTGAACATCAGCCCCGAATGCAGATGCACACTGGAACCCACAGACCGCGCCAGGCCATCCAGCGACAGCGGCGGCTCGTACCACCGACCGTTAAACCAGCACTCCAGATAATCAAATACCTCCCGGCCACTCAACACTGGTGACGGATCACCAAAGCTGAACGCCTCCATCTTGCTATCACTGCGCGGAATAAACTCCTGCGTTGCAACCGTGGAAGCCTGGGCCACTTGCTTGGTATTTCTGCGGCGGTTCGACATCAAAAAATCTCCATCCGCCCGGTGTTGGCAGTGGTCTGCCCCTCCAGCGGTTCGTTGTGCAATGCGTGAAAGAGCGCCCACGCCAGGTCGGCGTGGCCGGTGTTGTCGTTGCGGCCGGCGGTGTAGGTGAATTGGCGACCGCCTGCGGTGATGGTCTTGCGGATCGCCATCAACGACTGCGCCATGTCGGTCCAGCCGGCGTCGAACTCCAGCCGGCCCCGGTGGATCACGTCGTAGGCCTTCAACACCAGGCGGGTCTTGACCTCGGGCGAGTAGCTGAACGTGGTGACGTTGGGGAAGAATTGGCGCACCAGCTGCGCCACGCCGCTGCCCAGACCGGTGACATCGATCCCGATGTACGTCACCCAGTAGCGGTCGCAGACGGCTTTGATCACGCTGGCCTGCGCCGCGAAGTCCATGCCTCGGAATTGGTGCCGCTCCAACACCCGAAACTTGCCACCTGGCACCAGCGGCGGCGCGACCACCACCAGGCCAGAGCAATCGCCGGTTTCCGCTGGGTCATAGCCCACCCACACCTGGCGGTCGCCGAAGGGCCGCATGGCAAACGGCTTGTAGTCCTCGGCCCACTCGACCCAGCTGTCGACCATGCAGGGCTGCAACACCGTCAGCGGGAAAATACTCGCGCCGTCGTCGACGAATTCGCACATGAGCAGGTTGGCGAACGCTTCCGGGCTGTACTCCCGCCGCAGTTCTTCAATATCGAATAGGTCGCAACCGCCCTGCTCCGCGTCGAGGATGGTGACGATCTGTCGCCACAACCGGTCCTCACAGAACCTGCCTTGCTGGAGCGCCCCGTGGGACACGTCGACTTTGGTGTGCTGAGCCGCCGGCTTGCCCTTGTTGAAGCGCTCGCCCGTCCAGAAAGTGTAGGCCTCATGGGCCATGGTCGACGGCGTCGAGAAGTAGGTTTTGCGCCACTTCTTGTGCATCGCCATACCCGACGCAACCTTGTTCAGCTCCTCAAACTTGAACGTCCAGAAGAATTCGTCGAAGTAGAAATTACCGTGGTAGCCCTGGGCCGTTCGCGCGTTGGTACCGAGAAAAAACAGTTCGGCGCCGTTCGGCAGCACGATGGGATCGCCGGTCAGCTCGACGCCGATGACCTCGCGGGCAAACGCTTGGATGTACCCACGGAACAGGTAGGCCTGATTCTTCGACGCCGACAAGAAAATCTGATTGCGCCCGGTTTCCAGCGCATCAATAAACGCCTCTCGGGCGAAATAGTAAGTGGCGCCGATCTGCCGGCTTTTGAGGATGACGCGGGTGCGCTGATTGCCCGCCCGGTGCCAGTCTTTCTGGTAGTCGAAACACCCATCGATAAACGCCTCGCGCAGCAGTTCGATCTGGTCTTCGCTGATGTCGTTTTTCGGCGTCTTCTTCTTCGGCCCTTCGTTGCGCTTGGCGAGGTTGGGGTTGAGTTCGGTTTCGGTACCGCCACCCTGGAAGCGCTGGATGCGGGCCTGCCGCTCCAACTGCCGGTGCAGCAGGTCGATCTCTTTGAAGTCACCGCCGCTCTTGCCTTCCTTGAGGATCAACTGCACTAGACGCGCTTCCAGCGCCCCACCGATGCGCTCGACGTTATCCGCCCGGTCCCACTCGTCGCGGGCCTTCCAGCTGTGTAGCGTTTTTTCCTTTTCGCCCGTAGCCTCGGCAATCTCGCAGATACGCCAACCCATCCAATACAGGAACTTGGATTGGCGTCGGGGATCGATCGGGAGCAGTTCAGTCGTAGTCATGGCCGCGATGCTGCCGCCCGCGCCTGCGAGTCAGTAGCGCCGCCCCTTGTAGTCCTGCCCCCTACAATCCCGTCCCGTTGCCGCAACTCGCGCGCGTCACGACCATGCCCCTCATTGCAACGCACTTAGCGCCCAACGCATTGAGGATTCCCGGCATGAAGAAATTCCGCAGTAATTGGTTCCGCGTCGCCGTCGAGGGCGCTACTTCTGACAAGCGCACCATCAAACGCAGCTGGCTGGAACAGGCGGCGAAGAACTTCAATCCAGCCACCTATGGTGCTCGCATCTGGCTGGAGCACTTCCGCAGCCTGCTGCCCGACAGCCCTTTCAAGGCCTACGGTGACGTGCTCGCGGTCAAGACCGAAGAAGTGGAAATCAACGGCCAGAAGAAGCTGGCACTGTTCGCCCAGGTCGAGCCGACGCCCGATCTGATCGCCATGAACAAGGCCAAGCAGAAGATTTACACCTCGATCGAAATCGACGACAGCTTCTCGGACACCGGCGAGGCTTACATCGTGGGCCTGGCGGTGACCGACTCCCCGGCCAGCCTGGGCACCGATGTACTGTCTTTTTCCGCGCAGAAGCCAGAATCCAGCCCATTTAAAGACCGTCACTATTCCGCGACGTCGATGTTCACCGAGGCGGTGGAAACCGAGTTGCAGTTCGAAGAAATCGAAGACAAGCCCAGCCTGGGCGCCCAGCTTTTCAGCAAGGTGCAGGCGCTCTTGGGCGGCAAACAGGCGAAGGACGATGCCGACTTCGCTCAGATGGGCCAGGCCGTGGAAGCGATTGCCGACCACGTCAAAGACCTGCCCGACCAACTGACCGCTGAGAAGAAATTCTCCGGCGAGCTGAATACCAAGGTTGAGCAGCTCAGCAAAGACTTGGTCGATCTGAAAACCGCCCTCGGCAAAACCCAAGACCACTCCCAAACCCAGCGTCCACCGGTAACCGGCGGCGGCAAACAAGCCCTGGCTGAATTCTGACCTGCGGCCTACACCGCTCAGCCCACTATCGGAGACACCCATGCGTAACGACACTCGAAAACTCTTCACCGGCTACCTCAGCCAGGTCGCACTGCTCAACGGCGTTGAATCGGCCACCGCCACATTCAGCGTCGACCCAACCATCCAGCAGCGCCTGGAAACCAAGATTCAGGAGTCGAGCGAGTTCCTGACCAAGGTCAACGTAATCGGCGTCGATGAACAGGAAGGCGAAAAGGTCGGCCTGGGCGTGGGCGGCACCGTTGCCAGCCGTACCAACACCAACGTCAAGAAGCGTGAGCCGCGCAGCATTGGCACTCTGTCGAGCGACAAGTACAAGGCCGAACAAACCGACTTCGACACCTTCGTCAGCTACAAGCAGCTCGACGCCTGGGCCAAGTTCCCGGACTTCCAGACCCGCCTGTCCAGCGCCATTGCTCAACGCCAGGCGCTCGACCGTATCCAGATCGGTTTCTACGGCGTTTCGGCCGCAGAACAAACCGACCGCACCGCGCACCCGCTGCTGGAAGACGTCAACATCGGTTGGCTCCAGCAGTACCGCACCCACGCACCCGACCGCGTGCTGAAGGAAGGTGCTGTCGCCGGCAAGATCACCATCGGCAAAACCGGCGACTTCAAGAACATCGATGCCCTGGTCTACGACGCCATCCAGTTGCTCGATCCTTGGTACCGCCGCAACCCTGGCTTGGTGGTGCTGACCGGCCGCGAGCTGGTCCACGACAAGTTCCTGGCCCTGGTCAACAAAGACCAGGACGCGACCAACACCCTGGCGAGCGACCTGATCATCTCGCAGCGCCGCGTCGGTGGTTTGCCGCTGTACGAGGTGCCGTACATCCCCGAAGGCACGATCCTCATCACCACCTTCGCCAACCTGTCGGTGTACTGGCAGATCGGCGGACGCCGCCGCTACCTCAAGGAAGAGCCGGAGTGGAACCGCGTAAGCAACTTCGAATCGTCGAACGAAGCTTATGTGGTCGAGGAATACGGCCTGGGCTGCCTGCTGGAAAACATCACGCCGGTTGAAGACGCAGGCAGCGAGGGTTAACCCCATGGCACTCAGCATCGCCCAAGCTCACCAACGCCGCGCACGCGCGGCCATGGAGGCAGCGAAAACGGCACCACAGCAATCCATGGCCGGTGCAACAGCGTACGAGCACCAGCTGAATCAGCTGCTGCAAGACCGGTTGCGCCTGAAAGCCATCCAGTCCAACGAGGGCAAGGCTGCACTCAAGGCACAGTTGTTGCCCGAGTACATCCCGTATGTCGAGGGAGTACTTGCAGCAGGCAACGGTGCTCAGGACGACGTCATGACCACCGTCATGGTCTGGCGCGTTGACGTCGAGGACTACAGCGGTGCCCTGGACATCGCCGACTACGTGCTCAAGCACAAGCTGATCATGCCGGATCGTTTCGAACGCACCACCGGTTGCCTGGTGGCGGAAGAAATCGCCACAGCCGCGCTGAAAGCGCAAAAGGCCAATGGCAGTTTCGATCTGAGCATATTGCACCGCACCGTCGAACTGACCGACGCCGAAGACATGCCCGACCAGGCCCGCGCCAAGCTGTTCCTGGCAACGGGTCGCGCAACCTTGCATGACATCACCGCCGAAGAGCCAGGCCAGCCCGGACAGATTCAGGCCGGTATAGACCTGCTCAAGCGAGCGATCGAGCTGCACGACGGTTGCGGCGGCAAGAAGGATTTGGACAGCGCAGAGCGCCTCCTGAAAAAACACGCTGCCACTGGCAGCTAACCAAGCGTCCCCACGCACCCCGCCGGCTCGGGGCGGATCGGCCAGGCCGCTCCTCCTGAACGTGAAGCCCCGACCACCGGCGATCTATCGGAGCAGTCATGAACACCGCCTTTGCCAACCTCTACCAGAGTGATTTCACTCCAACGGAATCTGAACGGCGCTTGGCTGCTGCGGCTGAACAATACGTGGCCGAGACAGAGGCTTACGACCGCACCGTCTGCACCGGCCCCATTCTGAAAGGCTCCATCATGCCGGCCAACTCGCACGAACGTGAGCTGGTGAACCGCAACGCCATGCGAGCGATGGACCGTCTCTATACGCAACACCCCGAATTCACCCGGCAGCAGATCCTGCGTGAAGTTTCCCGCGCAGACATCCGAGGCTCTTCCCTTTGAGCGCATTCGTAGCCAGCGGACCAGTCACCGGCGGTCATATCAACACCGACCCATTCTGGCCCTCAATCGATCTTGAGCAGCTTCGAGCCACTCTACGCATCGACAGCAGCGTCACCCCGGCCCGCTTGGAAACCGCCGTAATCGCAGCCGCTATCAACCTCAACCGAGAACTGAGGGCATGGAAAGCCAAACAACTGGCTGCCGGCTACACCACGTTGGCCGACGTACCTGATGACAAGATCAACGATGTATCGGTCCAGGCCCACCTGTACCGCCGTGCGATTGAGGCCGGTACCGGCGCCGAAGTCTGCGAGCGCTACCGCGACTACAGCGCGACCAACACCGGGAGCGATAAAGCCGAAGAAACCACCCCGACCATCGACGATTACCGCCGCGATCTGCGTTGGGCCGTCCGTGACTTCCTCGGAATTAGCCGTACCACGGTGGAGTTGATCTGATGAGTGACATGAAAGTAATCGACTGGAACGAAATCAGCCGCCTCGGTCTGCATGAGCGGATCAACCGAGAAATTATGCACCCGCTCGGCCTGGCGATTTTCAGAGTGGTTGAAACCGGAGCCTCCCCAGGCGCCTACGTGTCGCCTGATGGTGTTTTCGAGTACGCGACACCAATCACACCCGTAGAGCCTGAGGTCGAGTGATGACAGTCACCATCCGCACCAACCAAAACGACACGGTAGACGCCCTCTGCTGGCGGTTCTACGGCCGCACTGCGGGCGTGACCGAAGCGGTACTTGAGGCGAACCCCGGCCTGGCCGACCACGGCCCCATCCTGCCGCAAGGCCTTGTCGTCAACATGCCCGAAGCCCAAACCAGCGCGCCCCAACGGCAGATGGTGAACCTATGGGACTGACTCCCTGCATCCAAGGAAAACCTCACCATGGCTGATCCGACTTCCAGCGTTGTGACTGGTCTGCTCATTGGTTTGGGCCTGTCCACCGTAACGCCCGTCATCGACGACGGAGCGCTATTCGGCGCCATCCTCGGCGCCTGGCTTGTTACCAGTACCAAGCGTGATCTCAAAGTCTGGCAGCGGCTGGGCTCACTGTTCCTGTCGGCTGGCGTGGGCTATCTGTTCGCGCCCATGGCCCTACAGGTAATCCCGTTTATCACCAGCGGTGGCAGCGCCTTTCTCTGCGCTCTGGTGGTCATCCCTATCAGCATCAAACTGATGGTGTGGGTAGAAAAAGCGGACATCTGGGACATCTGGCGTCGCATCAGAGGGGGCACCTGATATGCCGAACATCGAACTGGCCGTGCAGTTGATCGCGGCAATCGCCTACCTGCTGAGTGCCCTGCGCCTGGCCTGCTACACCCGAGGTGATGCGCGGTACCGGCGCAGCATCTCGCTGCTGGCAAGCCTGTTTGGCGCCACGTTGTGCATCTGCGGTCTGGAGATCCTGCTGGAACGCCAACCCACCAGCCTCGGACAGGCCGCTGCCATCGTGCTGCTCTGCATTCTGATTTTCCGTTCACGCGGCAACGTCGCCGCCCTGTTGAGGCCCAGCGCATGACTACCACCCTTCGCCATGGCGACCGCTCGCAAGCGGTGCTGATGCTGCAAAAGAACCTCATCAAACACGGTGCCAATCTGGTACCGGATGGTCACTATGGCGAGGCCACTGAATCCGCCGTGCGCGCGTACCAGGTGAAGGCCGGCCTGGTCGCCGATGGCGTCGCCGGCACCAAGACGCAAACCAGTCTTGCGGGCGGCGACTGCGCCCAGCTGCTGCGCAACCATGACCTGGTGGCCGCAGCCGAACGCCTCGACGTACCGTTGGCGAGCATCTACGCGGTCAATGAGGTGGAGTCCAAGGGCAAGGGCTTTCTCGACAACGGCAAGCCGGTGATCCTGTTCGAAAGGCACATCATGTACCGCCAGCTCGCTACCGCTCGCCATGTCGGCGATGACCCAGCCGAACTCAAGCGGCACGCCGACCAACTCGCCACCGCCAACCCTGCCCTGGTCAACCCGAAACCCGGTGGATACATCGGCGGTACCTCCGAGCACCAGCGCCTGGCCATGGCCCGCCTGATCGATGACACCGCAGCCCTGGAGTCGGCGTCCTGGGGCGCCTTCCAGATCATGGGGTTCCATTGGAAGCGTCTCGGCTATGCCAACGTGCAGGACTTTGTGGCGGCGATGAGTGCCGGCGAATCGCAGCAGTTCGACGCCTTCACCCGCTTCATTGAAACCGACCCTGTGCTACACAAGGCGCTGAAGGCTCGCAAATGGGCCGAGTTCGCCAAGCTCTACAACGGCCCGGATTACCTTCGAAATCTCTATGACACTAAGCTCCAGCGCGCGTACGAACGGCACGCAAGCTGCGAGTGCGGGCAAGGAGTGGCGGCATGATCGACTTCGAAGCTCTGCAAAAGCTGCGGGTGAAGGACGGTGACCTGCTGGTGGTACCGGAGTCGACCGAACAGGACGACATGCAGCTGTTGGCCGAGTCCATTCAGATCATGAACGGCGCCCGGGCCGTGATCGTGCGCGGCCCGATCAAGCAGCTCGATGCCGCTGCCATGAACAAACTTGGCTGGTACCGCGCGTGAGCACCCTGCGCCAGGCTCTGTACGGCCTAGCACTTCTCGGCGCCCTCGCGTTGCTGATCTGGGTCCAGGAAACACGCATCGACATCGCTGAAGGCAAAACCGAGCGGGCGCAAGATGCGGCAAAGACAGCCCGCGACGACGCCGACCGCAACCTGAAAACCGCCAACACCCTCGCCGACACCCTGAAACAGGAACGCGAAAATCAAGGCGCCCTGCGCACGCAGCAAGACCTATTGCGTCAGGGCCTGGCAAAACGCGAGCGAACCATAGAGGAACTCAAACGTGAAAACTCCGAACTGCGCGACTGGGCTACTCAGCTTTTGCCTGATGCTGCTCGTCGGCTGCGCGAGCGACCCGCCATCACCGGCGCCGCCGCTTATCGTGACTGGCTGTCCGGCCGTGGTGCCGTGCCACCTGCCAGCGACCAGCCCCCTCAAAAACGGTGACCTACTGACCGACGAAGACCGCGCCGAAGCCGCCTGGGCTGACTGCGCGGCACAGGTCGACATGGTCTACAAACACCAGCAGGCCAACCCATGAACAAGCCCGAGAGCCTACGCGCTCACCTCCTGGCCACCGTCGCCGATTTCAAGCACGACCCCGACCGCCTGTTGATATTCATCGACAACGGCAAGGTCCGTTGCACCGCCGCACACACCCTGTCATTCGAGTACAGCTTTGACCTGCAGATCATCCTCACCGAGTTCGCCGGACACCCCGACAGCGTGTTTCTGCCAATCCTAGGCTGGCTGAGCGTTAACCAGTCCGAGTTGCTGGAGAACCTCGACAAGGTCAAAAACGGCATTCAGTTCGAAGCGGACATCCTCGACAAGGACAAAGTGGACCTCAGCATTACCCTGGCGCTGACAGAGCGCGTGGTCGTTGGCAACGATGACCAGGGCAACACCACCGTGAAGCATCCGAACGAACCGCAGTATGTGGCGGGATACCTCGACCCGAACTGGAAGCCTGGGAGCCAGGGCAACACCAGCGAATGGAGAGTGCCGGATGGCGAATAATCTGGAAGCACTGGAGACCTGGGCGGCGGTGCTGCTGGATCGGCTGGAGCCAAGTGAGCGCAGCAAGCTTACCCGTAGCATTGGGCAGGAGCTGCGCCGCAGTCAGCAGACGCGAGTGATCGCGCAAGAAAACCCGGACGGGACGAAGTTTGCACCGCGTAAGCAGCGGAACCTGCGCGGAAAGCAGGGGCGCATTCGTCGGAAGCTGGCGATGTTCAAGAAGCTGCGGACCGCGTCATACCTGAAGGTCCGAGGCGATAGCAATACCGTGACTGTGGGCTTCACCGGGCGCATTGCCAGGATCGCAAGAGTTCACCAATACGGGTTGAAGGATCGAGCTGAACGCGGCGCGCCCGACGTCAAATATGATCAGCGGGAGTTAGTAGGCTTCACACAAATGGATCTAGACCAGATCCGTGATAGCCTATTAAGCCATTTAACTAAATGAATAAAATATATTAAGTTTCTCTAGCTGCAACGGAAATCAGATTCTTAAGATCGTCGCAAGCCTTTCCAAGCTTTATTTGGGCTTTGCCCGCCGGTTCCAAATAGAGATTGCCCGGCTGACCTGACAGGTAAGCTTTCTTGTGCGCAAATTCAATATCATTTATTTCATCACGAATCTTAAGGATCGCCGCATACGCTTCTTGCAGCTCGCCACCATAAATATCAATAATCATACTTATTCTATTATAATCAACTTGCTTAGCAGGCGACTCCCTTATCTCGTCAAGGTATTTATTATAGTCAATCTGCCCTTTCATAACCAAAGACAAGCTCAGATAGTTACCAAAAAAAGCATTACTCCAATGACATATAAGAATATATAACTCCTCAAGGCGCTCCTTCCTCTCCCTTCTACTAACAAGCTTTTCCTCATGTGCAAGCTGTTGCTCTAGCCGTTTCAAATTCGCCCTATTAGTTAATGACACTCCGAATGTTGTGAGTAGCGAACCAAAAACGACCCCCGCTAGGCCTATCCAGGCCGCAAAGGGCACATCCTTAAGCATTTCTAGACCCATTTTTTCCTACCTTGAATACTTAACGACAGAAACATGCTTTGTATTGGTGAAGTCTATCTCACCCTGTACAGGTCCGCGTTACAAGTACAAAAGGCTGCGCCCTCGCGCACGCAACGCCAACATCGGCGCCATGAACGACCTCGCCGCCCTCTCTCGCATGCTTGAAAACCTCATCCGCTTCGGCGTCATCGCCGCCGTGCAGATGGAGCCCCCACGCGTGCAGGTAAAAACCGGGACACTGACTACCACCTGGCTGCCGTGGCTCGCGCTGCGCGCGGGGGCTGATCAGCAATGGGATCCGCCCACTGAAGACGAACAGGTGATTCTGTTCAGCCCATCCGGCCAGCTCGCCAACGGCATTGTCGTAACCGGTCTGTTCAGTGACCACATCCCTGCCAACGGCAACCGAGCCGGACTGCACCGTCGCACCTACGCCGACGGCGCGGTGATTGAGTACGACAGCGTCGCCCATCACCTCAACGCCATTTTGCCCGACAGCGGCACCACCAGCCTGGACAGCAAGGGCGGAATCAACATCATCGGCCCCATCAATCACCAGGGCGACTACAACCAGACCGGCAATCAGAACGTGGTTGGCCGGGTGGACGTTTCGGTAGACGTGGTCGCGGGGGGGGTCAGCCTGGTCAATCACCTGACATCTGGCGTCAAGCAGGGCACCGATCAGTCCGGGAGGCCTTTACCAACATGAACCGAGAAACCGGCGCCGCCATCAGCGATCTGGACCACATAGTCCAGAGCATCACAGACATCCTCACCACCCGCATCGGTACCCGCGTGATGCGTCGCGAATACGGCAGCCTGCTGCCCGAGCTGGTCGATCATCCATTCAACGACGTCACTCGCCTGCGTGTTTACGCGGGCACAGTCATGGCGCTGATGCGCTGGGAGACCCGTATCAGCCTCAGCCGTGTGCAGTTCCTCGGCGCGAACCTGCAAGGGCAGTCCGTGCTGGAACTTGAGGGCTCCCTCGTCGACACCAATGAACCCTTGAGCCTGAGCCTGCCGCTGCAACTGGGAGGAAGCGTATGAATTCCTTTGCCGCGATTGACCTCAGCCAGCTGCCGGCGCCGCAGATCGTCGAGCAGATCGACTTCGAATTGATCCTGGCCGAGCGCAAGGCCTACATGATCAGCCTATGGCCGATCGAGGAACAGGCCGAGATTGCCGCGCGCCTCGACATGGAGTCGGAGCCCCTGGCAAAGCTGCTACAGGAGAACGCCTACCGCGAAACTATCTGGCGTCAGCGAGTGAATGAGGCGTCCATGGCTAACCTGCTGGCATTTGCCAAAGGCCCCGACTTGGATCAGCTGGCGGGCAACTTCAACGTCAAGCGCCTGGTGGTTCAGGAAGCCAAGCCGATGGCCGTCCCGCCTGTCGCGCGGATCATGGAAGGCGACGACAGTTTGCGCGAACGGGCGCAGATGGCCTGGGAGGGGCTGAGCACCGCCGGCCCGCGCCAGAGCTACATATTCCATGCCCGTGGGGCTGACGGCCGCGTTGCCGATGCGACCGCTGAAAGCCCGTCGCCCGCCGTAGCAGTGGTCACGGTACAGGCCCTCCTTGGCGACGGCACCGCGTCGGCCGAGCTGGTCGCGGTCGTCAAAAAGTACCTGAGCGACGATGACCGGCGGCCCGTGGCAGACCGCCTGACCGTGAAGCCCGCCGAAATCATCCGCTACCAGGTCAAAGCCAAGCTGTACCTGCTGACCAGTGGCCCAGAGTCAGAACCGATCCTTGCTGCGGCTGAGCAGAGCTTTTGGGCCTACGTCAATCAACGTCGGCGCCTGGCTATGGAGGTATCGGAATCCGCACTGCACGCCGCACTGTTCGTCGAAGGTGTACGCAAGGTTGTGCTGGAAGACTGGGTCGATATCGTCGCCACCAAGGAACAGGCGCCCTTCTGCACCGGCGTCACCATCACAAGGGGCGCTCAATAATGGGCGCCCAGCAGCTGCTGCCGAACAACTCCACAACGCTTGAGCGCCAGGCGGCGCAGGCACTCGCGGAGATTCAGCGCGTGCCGATCCCCCTGCGGCAGCTGTGCAACCCGAACACCTGCCCGGTGGCGGTGCTGCCCTACCTGGCCTGGGCCTTCTCCGTGGACCGTTGGGACAGCAACTGGACCGAAGCTACCAAGCGGGCCGCCATTCGCTCGTCCCGCTACATCCACGCACACAAAGGCACCATCGGCGCTCTGCGCCGCGTGGTTGAGCCGCTGGGCTACCTGATCGAGGTGGTGGAGTGGTGGCAGACCGTACCGGAAGGCGTACCGGGCACCTTTGCGTTGAAGGTCGGTGTGCTGGACACCGGCATCACCGAAGAAATGTACCTGGAGCTGACCTGGCTGATCGATGACGCCAAGCCGCTCACTCGCCCACTGACCGGCCTGGCCATCAGCCTGGAAAGCACCGGCTCCGTATTTATCGGAGCCTGTGTTTACGAAGGCGACGAACTCAGCGTTTACCCACCGACCCAGCGCGATATCGACGTCAGCGGTGTGTACCGCATCGGTGGCCGCGAACACCATATCGACACGATGGACATTTATTCATGACCGATCAAAACAGCCAGTTCTTCGCGATCCTCACCGCCGTCGGCGAGGCCAAGCAGGCCAACGCCGCAGCCCTCGGCACATCCTGGACCTTCGCCCAGATGGCGGTGGGGGACGCCAACGGCACCGATCCTATCCCCAACCGCACCCAAACCAAGCTGATCAACGAGCGCCGACGTGCGCCGTTGAACCAGGTGAAGGTCGATCCGGCCAACGCCAGCGTAATCATCGCTGAGCAAGTCATCCCAGAAAGTGTCGGCGGTTGGTGGGTACGAGAACTTGCGCTGTATGACGCGGACGGCGACATGGTTGCCGTTGCCAACTGCGCGCCAACCTTCAAACCGCTACTCGCTCAAGGCTCGGGCCGGACACAGGTGATTCGAATCAACCTGATCGTCAGCAGCACGGCCAACATTGAGTTGAAGATAGATCCAAGCGTTGTACTTGCGACCCGCGAATACGTCGACACCGTGGTTGTCGACGCGCTGTCTAACCTGGACTACAAGCACTCAGTGCTGGCAGCCAGCACCGGCAATATCGTCTTAAACGGACTCCAAGTCGTAGACGGTGAGTCGCCCCCGAATGGTGCTCGGGTGTTGGCGAAGGACCAGTCCCTGCCTAAGGAAAACGGCATCTGGGTTGTGTCTACATCGGGTGCATGGAAGCGTGCTCAGGATGCAGATACCAGCGTCGAGGTGACGCCGGGGCTGTTCGTCAGTGTTGAAAAAGGCACGGTCAACGGTGACAGCGTGTGGCAGTTGGTGACTGACGCACCGATTGTTCTGGGCACCACCGCGCTGACCTTTGAAATGGTCGCGGGTAAAACCGGCATCAGCGCAGGTGCCTATTCGGTTTTGACCGTCGACAAGTACGGCCGCGTTATCGCCGGCACGAACCCCACCACGCTGGCCGGACATGGCATTACTAATGGGCTTCGCGTCGACGTGGTGAGTCAGCAGTTGCCAGCATTGGCGGCGCCATTGCCGGGAGGGATCGATGGCTCCGGAACCGGCGGAGCCTTGCAGATCCGCGAGGCTCAAGAAGTCGGTGCAGCTCAAACGACTCTGGATTACGCCCCCCGTATTTTGTTCCACTGGCAAGGTTTGAAAGCTCGCGATTTGGCGATGTCGAACCTGGGGGACCTGCTTTGGGGCAGTAACTTGGTGTACCACGGCGGAAACTTCAGTCCTGCGTCCAAGGCCAACCTGGCAAGCCCCGCATTCACGGGCACCCCTACAGCTCCAACGGCTACCGCCGGCACCAATTCCACGCAGTTGGCCAACACCGCCTTTGTTTGGTCGGCGGTAAACACCTATGCAACGACCGTCACAGCATCACTCAATCTGAAAGCCGACCTGGCAACTTCTCTCCGGATTGGTTCGGTCAGTCGTCAGCGGCCAATTCTGTCAGGTCCAATCCCGGCCGGTGCAGACAATGGCGGAGATGGTGCGGGTGGCGCGGCCGAGATCAGGGAAGTCCAAGAAGTTGGCAACACGCAAACTGATATGAAGTACGCGCCAGCGTTGCTTTTCAATTGGTCGAGCAAGTTTGCGCGCTATCTGAAGATGTCTCCTGTGGGCGATCTGGTCTGGGGTGACAAGAAGGTCTTCACCGAAGGCAATATCACGGACGTGCTGGCGACCGTCGCGTTGCAGCCGAATGGTCGCGCGCTGATTCCAACCAAGGACGGCACGCCGCTTTACCTTCAGTGGTACGAGGGGCCAATCAGCGGTGCAGAAACTGTTGCCTATCCGGCAATCAGTCACCCCGTTCCTTTTCCTAACCTGTGCCTTTTTGCCGGCGTTTTTACGCGATCTACCACAGGTAGCACTGTGTCGGATCAGATGTTTCAGGTGGAATACTGGGACCGCCTGGGTATCAAGGTTTTCCCGCAATGGTTTGGCACGGGCAACCAATCGCTCGTTAAACCGCTGATCTTCGCCATCGGATATTGAATATGGATAACCAAGCTGACACGCCAGTGACCGAATCATTTGAGGTGTTCTACGAAAACCCGGAACCGCCGCAGCCCGAGGTCATTTACTACAGCGCCCGTGATTGCGGCTTTGTCTTTTTGTCTGAGCGGCCAGCCTATGACACTGCGGGCACCTGGCCTGAGGATGCCGTCGAAGTAACGGCTGAGGACTGGCAGGCGTTCGGCCAGACAGCGCCGCCACCTGGCATGCGCCGTGGCAGCGATGACCAGGGCCGTCCAGCATGGATTACCCCCGAGGTGACTCCTGAGGACGCGCAGCAGCAAGAACGCGCCTGGCGCGACCGTCAGTTATCAGCCACCGATAGCCTGGTCACGCGCCACCGCGACGAGCTGGAGGCCAATCGGCTCACTACGCTCACTGCTGAGCAGTATCAGGCATTGCAGCGCTATCGCCTCGACCTGCGCGATTGGCCCACGTCCGCATCATTCCCGAGTGCAGAGCAGCGCCCCACTGCCCCCGCCTGGTTGGTAGACGCCCACTTGTAAACCCCGCGACAACAACCCGCCGCGCTCGCCCAACCGGCGCGCGCGCGGCAGCCTGTGCACTGTCATTCCATCACAGCGCAGGCAACCACCCATGGCCGGTTCAGACTATCTCCACGGCGTGCGGGTTCTCGAACTCAACGACGGCACCCGCCCCATTCGCACCATCGCAACCGCAGTCATCGGTCTGGTTTGTACGGCTGAAGATGCGGATCCACTCGCGTTCCCGCTGGACACCCCGGTCCTGCTGACTAACGTGCAAAGCGCAATCGCCAAAGCAGGCGTCAAAGGAACCCTGGCGTCCAGTCTGCAAGCCATTGCCGACCAGACCAAGCCCTACACCATCGTAGTGCGGGTCAAGGAAGGTGCAGACGAAGCCGCCACCACCAGCGCTCTGATCGGCACCACCACCGCCGACGGTAAATACACCGGCATGAAAGCCCTGCTCGCCGCCAAGGCCCGTGTGGGCATGACACCACGCATCCTCGGCGTGCCAGGCCTCGACAGCCAACCGGTGGCCACCGCCCTGGTATCGATCGCCAAGGACCTGCGCGCCTTCGCCTACGTCAGTGCGTGGGACTGCAAGACCAAGGAAGAGGTGGTCGCCTACCGCGAGAACTTCGGCGCCCGTGAGGTCATGGTGATCTGGCCGGAGTTCATGAACTGGAGCACCGTCACCAACGCCACCGTCACCGCGTCGGCAGTAGCCCGTGCGCTGGGCCTGCGGGCCCTGATCGACAAGGACGTTGGCTGGCACAAGACCATCTCCAACGTCGCGGTCAACGGCGTGACCGGCATCAGCGCCGACGTGTTCTGGGATCTGCAAAACCCGGCCACTGATGCCAACTACCTCAACAGCAACGAAGTCACCACCCTGATCAATGAGGGCGGATTCCGCTTCTGGGGTAGTCGTACGTGCAGCGACGATCCGCTGTTTGCCTTCGAAAACTACACCCGTACCGCGCAGATCCTCGCTGACACCATGGCCGAGGCGCACATGTGGGCCATGGATAAGCCGATGCACGCGTCCCTGGTCAAAGACATCATCAACGGGGTCAACGCCAAGTTCCGCGAGCTGATTGCCCAGGGCTACCTTATCGGCGGCCAATGCTGGTACCCAGATGACATCAACGACAAGGACACCCTCAAGGCCGGCAAGCTGACCCTCGACTACGACTACACCCCCGTGCCGCCCCTGGAAGACCTCACCCTGCGCCAGCGCATCACCGACCGCTACCTGATGCAGTTCGCCGCCGCCGTCAACGCTTAAACCGGGCCTCCCCGCAAGGGGAGTTAACCCCGTGCCATAACCCCGGAGATCACCGCCATGGCCCTGCCCCACAAACTGAAGAACATGAACCTGTTTAACGACGGCAACCTCTACAGAGGCAAAGCAAAGTCCGTCACCTTGCCCGCCTTGGGCCGCAAGATGGAAGCCTATCGCGGTGGCGGCATGAACGGCCCGGTCAAGACTGACTTGGGCATGTCCGACGACGGCATCCAGCTGGAGTGGAAGCTCGGCGGTCTCGATCTGATCGTACTCAAGCAGTTCGGCGCAGTGAACGCCTCGGGCATCGCTATGCGCTTTGCCGGCGCCTATGAGCAGGACGACACCGGCGAAGTCAGCGCCGTGGAGATCTCCGTGCGTGGCCGTCACGAAACCATCGAAATGGGTGACGCCCAACCTGGCGAAGACACCGAGCATTCAATCACCACCACCTGCACCTACTACAAGCTGACCGTCGATAACGAAGACATCATCGAAATCGACCTGCTCAACTTCATCGAGAAGGTCGGCGGCGTCGACATGCTGGAGAAACAGCGTAGCGCCATCGGCCTTTGATCCCCGTCCTCGATCTACGACAACGAACCCTCAACATCAGGAGCTTGCCCATGAAAACCCCAGACACCGAACAACCCGACGTTAAACCCCTCGCTGACGACAACACCGTCACTCTCGACACGCCTATCCGCCGTGGCACTACCAGCATCGACAGCATCACCCTGCGCAAACCCAACTCGGGCGAGCTGCGCGGCGTGAGCCTGGCAGAGCTGCTGAATATGGACGTCAACAGCCTGGTCAAAGTGGTCCCACGCATCAGCACCCCTACCCTCACCGCCGTCGAAGTCACATCGATGGACCCCGCCGATCTGTTCGCACTCGGCACCAAGGTGTCTGGTTTTTTGCTACAGAAATCGATGAAGACGGACGCATCCCTCGTTGCGTAGAGGACGCCATGGCCGACTTGGCCGTAGTTTTTCATTGGGCGCCGGCTGACATGGATCAGTTGGGCTTGAAGGAACTGATGGACTGGCGCGAGCGCGCCAGGGTGCGGAGCTCCACCGATGGCAAATGATCTGAAACTTCAGGTGCTGCTCAGTACCATCGACAAAGCTACCCGCCCCCTGAAGCACATCAGCGAAGGGGGCATCCAGACTGCACGCGCCCTGAAGGACGCTCGCGACCGCCTGAAAGAACTCACCTCCCAACAGAAAGACATCAGCGCCTGGCGGGCTCAGCGTGCGGCTGCTGAGCAAACCGGCGCGTCTCTCACCGCCGCACGAGACCGCGTCAAATCACTGAGTCAGGAACTCGCTGCAACGGATGCACCGACCAGGGCAATGACTCGCAGCTTCCAGTCGGCGGTGCGTGAGGCCACGCGGCTCAAGCAGCAGCACCAGCAGCAGAGCGAGCAGTTGCAAGGCCTACGTTCGAAACTCTACGACGCCGGCATCAGCACCAAAAACCTTGGCACCCACGAGCGCCAGCTGCGCGAGCAAATCAACGCCACCAACGCCAGTATCAGTACCCAAGGCAAGCGCATGGCCGAGCTGAGCGCCCAGCACAAGCAGGCGGCGTTGGCCCGCAGTCAGATGGAAAAATCCCAACGTGCCGCCGGTAATCTTGCAGTGAACGGCGCCGCTGGCCTGGGCGTTGGCTATGCAGCCAGCCGCCCCATTGCCGCCGCAGTGAAGGCCTTCGCACCCAACGAGGATTCCGCCACACAGCTCAAGGTGTCGATGATGGACGACACCGGCAAGGTCTCGGAGGACTTCCAGAAGATCACCGACCTGGCCACCAAGCTGGGCGACCGCTTGCCCGGTACCACCGCTGACTTCCAGAACATGATGACCATGCTTCGGCGCCAGGGCATCAGCGCGCAGAGCATCCTCGGCGGTACTGGTGAAGCCGCAGCATATTTGGGCGTCCAGTTGAATATGGGAGCCACAGAGGCGGCTGAGTTTGCTGCCAAGATGCAGGACGCCACGCGTACCAGCGAAAAAGACATGATGAGCCTGATGGATACCATCCAGCGTGGTTTCTACGCTGGCTTGGACTCGGACAAGATGCTCCAGGGCTTCAGTAAAATCGCGCCTGTCATGGATACCATCAAAAAGTCGGGGCTTGATGCAGCCAAGGAACTGGCGCCGCTGTTGATCATGATGGACCAGGCAGGCATGGACGGAAGTGCGGCAGGTAACTCCTTCCGCAAAATCTTTCAGGCTGGCCTGGACCAGGACAAGGTTGATAAAGCCAATAAGATCGCGGCGGGGGCTAAGAAAGGTGTTTCGCTCAAATTCACGAAGGACGACGGTAACTTTGCTGGGCTGGAAAACCTGTACGCACAGGTCGAAAAGCTAAAGGTTTTGAACGATACCGACCGTACCGCAGTGATTGGCAAATTGTTCGGGGATGACGCTGAAACGTTGACCACCCTGAACACCATGATGAACAAAGGCTTGGCCGGATATAGAGAAGTTCAGCAGAAGCTACAAGTCCAAGCGGATCTGCGCACCCGAGTCAATGAGCAGCTCGGCACGCTCACCAACGTTATGGAAGCCGCAGAAGGCAGCTTTACAAATGCCATGGCAGAGTTCGGCGCAGCGGTAGCGCCGGACCTTAAGGATTTGATCAAAACCTTGGGCGAAATCGCTAACAGCGTCGGCGCCTGGGCTCGGGAGAATCCGAAATTGGCCGGTGGCTTGGTCAAGGTTGTGGCCGCAATCGCCGCACTGGCATTCGTGTTTGGTGGCCTTGCACTAACCATGGCGAGCATGCTGGGCCCGTTCGCAGTGCTGCGATACGGCATGACCATGTTAGGTCTTCAGGGTGGCGGCATCACCAGTATGCTCGGCCGACTCATGCCAACATTGACCGGGCTGGCCCGAAACGTGTTCCCCATGTTTGCCCAGGGCGTTCGAATGCTCGCCATGACAATGGGCGGCGCGCTTGTCACGGCTCTGCGTACCGTAGGCATTGCACTGTGGGGGCTGGCAGCCAACCCAATTGTCTTGATCATCGCCGCCGTTGTTGCCGCGTTGGCTGCCGGCGCTTACCTGATTTACAAAAACTGGGACGCGGTGAAGAACTACTTCACCAATGCCTGGACCGAGATCAAGGCAGGCTTCGATGGCGGCATCGGCGGCATCATCACCACCTTGGTCAACTTCAGCCCGCTCGGCCTTGTGTACCAGGCATTTGCTGGTGTGCTGAGTTATCTGGGTATCGAACTGCCCAGCCGCTTCACCGAGTTCGGCAGCATGATCGTCAATGGCCTGGTCAACGGCCTCATGGCCGGCCTGGGCGCCGTGAAAGACGCCATCAGCTCGATCGGAGACAGCAGCATCGGTTGGTTCAAGGAAAAGCTCGGTATCCACAGCCCGTCGCGCGTGTTCGCGGAGCTGGGCGGCTTCACCATGGCCGGGCTTACCCAGGGCCTTGAAGGTGGGCAGAAAGGCCCGCTGGACGCTTTGACCAGCATCAGCAAACAGCTGACCGCCGCCGGCACGCTGGCCTTGGGCGCCACCGCCATGCCGGCATTCGCCGTGGACAACACGCCGCCAATCAGCAGCTCGCCCGCAGCCGCTGTTTACGACAGCCATGACACCTACGAAATCACCATCACGGCAGGGCCAGGCACCGACATGCAAAGCCTAGAAAAGAGCGTGCGCGCGATGATGGCTCGCATTGAAAACGAAAAGAAAGCGCGTCAGCGCAGCAAACTCTCTGACCTGGAATAACCACCATGATGATGGCCCTCGGCATGTTCGTGTTCAGCCTCAGAACCGCCGCCTATCAGGAACTACAGCGCCAGACCGATTGGCGCCACGCCAGCAACAACCGGATCGGCGCCGCTCCCGCGCGGCAGTTCGTGGGACGTGGCGATGACGCCATCACTCTCCCCGGCATCATCTTCCCCGAGCTGGCCGGCAGCGCTCTCAGCCTCGACGCCATCCGCCTGATGGCAAATACCGGCAAGGCCTGGCCCATGGTCGAGGGTACCGGCCGCATTTACGGCCTGTGGGTGATCGAAAGCCTCAGCGAGACCAAGACCCTTTTTTTCAGCGACGGCACCCCACGGCGCATTGAGTTCACCCTAAGCCTGAAACGCACCGACGACGACCGCATCGACTTGCTCGGCGCCGGAACTAGCATCGGCGTCAACATCCTGCGAGGCCTACTGTGATCGACTCCGTTATCTCCAAGGTCACCGGCTACCTGCGCAATACTGCCGAACGTTACGTCCGCGACGCGGCCTACCCGGTGCCTGCGTTCCGGCTCACCGTCGACGGCCTGGACATCGCCCAGCTGATCAGCCCGCGGCTGATGAGCCTGGAGCTGACCGACAACCGCGGCATTGAGGCCGACCAGCTCAGCATCACCCTCAGCGACCACGACGGCCTGCTGACCATCCCGCCCAAGGGCGCAGTGCTGCGGCTGTGGCTGGGCTGGAGCGACACAGGCCTGGTAGACAAAGGCACCTACACCGTCGACGAAACCGAGCACAGCGGCGCGCCGGACGTGCTCAGCATCCGCGCTCGATCGGCGGATCTACGCAAGGGCCTGAAAACCAAACGCGAGCGCAGCTGGAGCAACACCACGCTCGGCGAAGTCATGGGCGATATCGCCATCGGCAACGGCCTGACCGCCACCATCGCCGGCGCGCTCGACGGTTTGCCCATCCTGCAGCTCGACCAGGCCAACGAATCCGACGCCAACCTGATAAGCCGCTTGGGTGAAGAATTCGACGCGGTGGCCAGCGTCAAAGCTGGGTGCCTGCTATGCCTGCCAGCAGGCGGCGGCAAGACGGCCAGCGGCATGGATCTGGCGCACATAACCCTCACTCGCGCCGACGGCGACCAGCACCGGTACCTGCAAGCCGATCGCGACAGCTACGACGGTGTGCGGGCCTATTACTACGACGTGAACAGCGCCAAGAAACAGGAGGCCATTGCAGGTGGCGGCGACAACCTCAAAGACCTGCGCCACACGTATAGCGACCAGCAGTCGGCCTTGCGCGCCGCCCGCGCGGAGTTTCGGCGCCTGCAACGCGGTAGCGCCACGCTCAGCTATACCCTAGCCATGGGGCGGCCGGATCTGATCCCCGAGCTGACGTACACGCTCCAGGGTGTGAAGGCGGAAATTGACGAAATCATCTGGTATGGCGGGAATGTGCAGCACAGTCTGAGTGCGGATGGCGGCTACACCGTCAGCCTGGAGCTGGAGAGCAAGCTGCCGGAGGACAACGTTGAGGGCCTGACGGAAGAGAACAAGGGCGATTACACGGGGATCATCGCGTACTACCGCGACCAGAAAACAGGGAAAGAAAAGACGATTACGGCGGGGGATCAAGCGAAGCCGAGGCGGTTGCGGTGGTTGTATGCAAGCGAAAAAACTGCAAAACGCGCAACCGAAAGAGAATACAGCCGATTAACTAAATCATAAGACAGCTAGGTGCTCACTTCGCCTTACTATTCCTAGCACTCTTATCTGTCGGTTTATAGTAGAGCGAAACTGCAATATGCCTAATTCTATAATCTATGCCTGTGGCATTATGAGTATGCCTAGTACGAGAGGATAATGTTTCCTGACACCTCTCCACACACTCCACAGGAACTTCATAATTCCCAGAAACATGGGCAAGCCAATTATCCATCAAAACCATCTTATTTTGCTTCTGGGTATAAATCAACAAACCGCCACGACTACTAGTAGGATTTCCATCAGTATAACGATCTGACAGCTGCCGAAACCCCTCCATTAAATAAGCTGGACCATTATCTAGTTTTGCCTCGCCCATCCATTCATAGCGGCCATTCTTAACAAGTAAATCTACATGTCCATTTCTATATGTATCATGGTCAGCATCTAAACCCGATATCTTTAAAGAAATCACGAAAATCCCAGTAAGCTGATCCTCACCCATCTCATGATACAAAGGCTTATTCCGCTCTAACTCAAGCGCAACATCCAAAACCCTGTTTTCTACAAGGTCACAGAAAGAATCATAGCTAGTGACTACATCCTGAAGAAAAGAAGTCTTAACAGAACTGCTATCTGGCAACTGTAAGATATCACTAACATTCATAACTGAATCACCGTTTTATCGGCGACGTACAGAACATAAACGCGCTCTCGAAAATTACGATCTTGAAATCCATTTTCTGGATGACACAAAGCGTCATCCAATATCGCCGCTTGCAAAGCTTCTCTACTTATGTCGTAGGGGACACCCTCAATATCCATATATTGATACTGCTGAACAAACAAATTTATGGGAGAAGACTTTAAGTAATTTATTGCACGCTGCAAACTTTCAACATCACAACCACCAACAGCATCAGTAAGTGCCGCATATGTGTATGCAGGATGATTATTTGGAGAACGCAAAACCAAATCAACCAATTTATAGCAAAAACCATCCAAGCCGAGAGGTGATGTCTCGGCTTGAATCTTTTCATATAAATGGTTGATATTGATCATTTCTCAAAGGACGCCATTTTCTTTAACACAAAATTTGTGTCGCAATTTGATCGTATGCCTTTGAGTATAGCAAAATCACAACGAGGCTCAAGTGAAACAGAATTCATATGCGTGCCAGGCACATACAACTCCGGCTTCGAGTTGACACTATCTATGTCAATACGGTGCCATATTATCGCAACTTCATACAAAGTCATCTCATGATTAATCGCTTTTGCACCATTCAAGTGAAATGGCTCCTGCCTTAAATCCACCCCACCTTTCATAGTCTCGGTTTTAATAGACCCCGTAACCGTTGAAAAGCCGAGCTTTTTAATCGCACCCGAAGGATCTGTATAAATTTTCTTTATCAAAGGAAATAGATTTCTTGGTGCTCCTATCACTTTCTCTTTCAAACTATTTAGCAAAAACAACTGAGTTAGGTTTCGTAGATCCGTACAAGACTTCTCTTGCTGTTTTACCGTTTGCAGGAGACTATCACTTCTAGTGATATCTGCTCGCAACTCCAAAACACTATACTCAAAATTAAGGTAAACAACATCAAAGGTTTGGTGATAATAATTTTTTATCGCAATGATTTTATCGTGATGGGGGAACTGCTCCAGCATGGACTCTGTGAATTTTTCATGGCTGTATTCCTCGGAAATGCTAAATACACGTTTTCGCGAAAAAATCACACCCACACCAAAATCATCTGAAAATGAGTGGATAGCTTTCAGTACACCATCGTCACTCTGCAACTCCTCAACTGGGACAGATAGAGGAAATGCCTTTGAGAAATTTGTCTCTTCAATCTTAGCCGCAAGCAATGCTTCCTTAACTGCTAGTTTTTTTTCAGGCTCAATTGAAAAATAGGATGTGGCCTTCATATCGCAAACTAGTTGAACCCTCAGGGCAGCGACAAGAGCATCATAAATAGCGGGATTCTTATTCACAGCCTGAACAATGATTGCTTCAAGCTCCGTCCAACTTCTCGCCGTCGGCAACTTAGCTGCTCTTAATATCGCTTGAGCGACATTTATACCAGCCCTGGACTTTAGATCCTTTATAAGAAGCTCCGCTTTGGCCACAATGTTCTCCCCGAACAAAACCACAACTATAGTAATATTTTATTATTGGATTCGTGAATCCCGTAGAATAAGAGCGCTAATTCGGTAGCGGTTTACATTGAATGTCGTAGCGAATTTTGATGTACAACCTGATCGTCTAGATAAGCCGACAGTGGTTATATGATTATTCAAGCTAAGCACTGGACACTCTCCTTGTGGTCAGATTGGAACGGTGAAGGTGCACCCTTGCAACGTCAAATCCGCAGCTACCGTGACATCGGATCTTCGACCTTCCTATCTGGCTGATCCGTTCTCAATGGGTACAGACTATGCTGGCCGTTTGGTATCGGCAAGGGCTTCTGTCAATTCCTTCAGGCGCTGCTCGATATCCCTTATGCGTTTCTTTTCTTCAGCAGCGCTTTGTATCTCCCGCCTGTCCGTCTCTTCCAAGGATCGGAACAAAGCCAGGATTGCGTCTTCCTGAGGGCTAGTGACTGGCAAAGCAGCAGGCGCGATTGACCCACCTCGCAACATTGCCCCTTCCCCAGTGAGCAGCCAATCCAGCGAAACGCCTTCAGCCTCGCTTACGTTTACGCATAACGCATAAGGAATGGACTGCCGGGTACGCCAGCTTCCCAACGTCTGTCGATTAACGTCCAGCTTACGCGCCAGCTCGCTATCGCTATCAACGGCAAAGACCGTCATCAAGCGTTCAAGCACGGCGTCGAGAGACTTTTTCTGCATTTTGAATAAATACCGCTTGATTTATTTAAAAAGAATAAATAGGCTTATGCGCAATGAGTACATCTTAACCAACTAGGAACACATCAACCATGAGCCAAGCCATGGAAAAGCGCCAGATCCGAGCACGGCTGATCGAGCGCGGCAGCAACTTCCGTCAGTTCGCCCTAAGTCACGGCTATGAAGTGCGCACGGTGACGCAAGTGGTTCAGCGCTGGGCTGGCAACAAAAAGCTGCCTCGTGGCCGGTTGACGTTCCAGATCCTGCAAGACCTGTCGCGGGTAATAGGTAAGGAAGTGCTGCCGGGAATCCTTGCGCAGACCACCGAGCAAATCTCAGCAAAGGCCGTATGAAATGACTGTAGGGGCGACGACTCCAGGGAGAAACCAGAAGATGAAACGCCCAGTTCTAGACAGCAGAAAGAGCGTCGTTATGGCCGTCATCGGCGCCTACCCAGGCGGTCGGATGTACGCCTCGGCAGATCTCGGCATGCCGCTGAAGAAGTTCGATAACCAGGCCTATGAGAACGCCGGCAGCCGTCCGCTGACCGATGAACACATTCATCGTCTGGAGCAAGTCGCCGGGACCACATTCTTGGCCGACTACATCGCTTTAATGTACGGCGGCATGTTCGTACCGCTGAGCGTCCCGGAGAGCCTGGACAACGTGGAGCTGTACAGCCGCTCTCTCAAGGCCTCGGCCCAGCGGGGCAAGGTCGACCAGATCATGTCTGCGGCCCTGGATGACGGTGTTATCGAAAAGCGTGAAGCCGACGCGATCATCGCCGCCCTTATCACTTACATGTCCGCCCGTTACGCCGAGGTGTTCGCGACTATCCAGCTGTACAGCCAGGGAGCTGTTTAGTGAGCACTTACAAACTGGTCTGCCCTCACTGTCACGGCCGCATGCGCATCCGCACCAGCGAAGGCCAACACATTTTCCTGCGCATCACTTACATGCAATGCACGAACGAAGCCTGCGGCTGGGCGGTGCGTGCTGAGTTTCAAATGACCCACGAACTGAGCCCCAGCGGCATGCCGAACCCGGCGGTGAAGCTGCCAATTGCAGATGTGGTCATTCGTCGCCAGGCAATGAAAACCGCCAACGATCAACCCGATCTGTTGGATCAACTGGATATGGAGGCCACTACTGCATGAACGCCATCAACCTGACTACCAACCCCGCCAGTGACTACCGCGCCGCGATGCAACAAGCGGCAGTGGCCTACCTCTACCGCCACCGTTGCGAGCATCTGGCCGGTGATAGCCAGTTGCTCGACAACTGCGTCCGATACCTGACGCTGTCGCTTGAGGTTCCGCAGCACTTGGTGCAACGCATTGCGGAACTGGCCGTCGCCGAGTTTGAAAGCATGACCTGCAAGCGTGTCGCCTGGCTTGGCATTCATCCCGACAGCGGCGCGTACCGCCCATTCATCTGGCTACTCGACAACTGCACCCAACAGCGACACCTCGTTTCAGCACGCTTGCTTCCCACACGCCTGCTGCTGACTCGCAACCTCCCGCACTAACCCGAAATCAATCCCTGATGGATGCCCGCACTGCGTGGGTAGGGGAAATTTGCAACTTACTGGTGGCCGAAATGAGCAAAATCACCATAAAACTGGAGCTGGACGAACAGCAGGCGCAGCACTACATGCTGTGGTTGACCACTCAGTACGAAGTCACCATGGCTGATATTTGGTACTCCGACCGCTACCGGAATGTGCCGAGCGGTCAGCGGGCACCGAAGGTGCTTGAGGACTTGCCCTACCTGGCCGGCATCTGCAAGACGCGAAGCGAGCTGAAAAAACAGCTCGTTGTACCTACTGCGGAGCGTCTGCAGTGATACGTAAGCCGATGGAAGATCAAATCCGGGCTGACGTACTTCAGCGTCTGGAGTCTGATTATGGGCTTCAGCACATGACTGGCACGCACTACATGCGCAAGGGCACCTGCCCTCAGTGCAATCAGAAACGCCTGTTCTCGCGTCACGATGAACCATGGTTCATACGCTGCGGCCGCGAGGAAAAATGCCGGTATATGGCCCCGACCAAAGAGCTGTACCCGGACCTCTTCGACGATTGGAGCAAGCGCGCGCCGGCTACCCGCGACGAGCCAGCCGCAAGCGCAAGAGCGTATCTATCGTTTGCGCGGGGCTTCAAAGTCGAGTTGCTTGAGGGGTGGTACACCCAAGAAAGCTACTTCGATCGTGACCTGAATATCGGCTCCGCAACTGTCCGCTTTCCCCTGGAGCATGGTGGGTACTGGGAGCGCTTGATTGACCAGCCTTCCCGCTTCGGCAAGAAGAAGGCCCGCTTCCAGCCCCTCAAGAGTTATAGGGGACATTGGTGGTGCCCACCGTGCCTGGACATGTTGGAGGTGGACGAACTGTGGATCGTTGAAGGTATTTTCGACGCCATTGCGCTCATTCAAAACGGTATCTCCGCCGTCGCAGCCCTGTCATCAAACGCCTTTCCAGAAGAATCGCTGAAGGCGCTCATCACCGCTCGCGGCGGCAAAACTCCCAAGTTGGTTTGGGCCTTGGACAACGAGCCAGGCGCTCACAAATACACCCGCACCTGGGTGAAACGTGCCCGCGAACTCGGCTTTACCTGCGACGCCGCCCAGGTCACGCAGCCGGATGCACGCAAGGTTGACTGGAACGATCTGCATCAGCGCTGGGCATTTATCGACGACGAGAAGGCCCGCGCGGATCGCATTGAAAAAGACCTGAAGGAAGCCCGCCATCAGGGCGCATTGCTGATCGCCGAGAGTGCCAGCGACAAGGCATTGCTCATGTACCAGTGGCGCGAGCGGGAGGAGTTTCACTTCTGTTTCGACTCCCGCCTGTACTGGTGGAAGTTGGACCTTGCGAAATACAACAGCGCCAAGCAGGCGTTGGAGAAAAGCGACGACCAAGAAGCCCAGGTACTGAACGAAAAGCAGCTGCGGGAGAAGGCGCTGAACGTGGCCGGCTGTGTCGTCGAAATCGCCAACTGTTATCCCAAAGCCCTCTATTTCCAGCGCAACGAGATCACCGACGAGTCCTGGTACTTCTTCCGCGTCGACTTCCCGCACGACGGTGGCTCTGTGAAAAACACCTTCACCGGCGGCCAGGTCGCCGCCGCCAGCGAATTCAAGAAAAGACTTCTCGGCATGGGCGCCGGGGCCGTGTTCACCGGCAGTGGACAACAGTTGGACAAACTCATGAAAGACCAGCTTTTCGGCATCAAGACCGTTCAGACCATCGACTACGTGGGCTACAGCAAGGAATACCAATGCTACGTGTTCAACGACGTCGCCGTCCGCGAGGGCCAGGTCATCCACATCAACGAAGAGGAGTTTTTTGAGATGGGCAAACTCAAGCTCAAGACTTTGCAAAAGGGTGTGAAGATCGATCTGGAGAAGGATGGCAAAAGATACGATCAGCAGTGGTTAGGACTTCTGTGGCAGTGCTTCGGCGCTCAGGGCATCGTCGCACTGACTTTCTGGTTCGGCTCACTGTTCGCCGAACAGATCCGCGCTCGGTACCAGTCGTTCCCGTTTCTTGAAGCCACGGGCGAAGCCGGCGCTGGCAAGACCACCTTGCTCACCCTGCTTTGGAAACTGGCGGGCCGGGACGGTTACGAAGGGTTCGACCCGTCCAAATCCACCAAGGCCGGCCGCAGCCGCTTAATGGGCCAGGTCTCCGGCATGCCAATCGTGCTGCTGGAATCTGACCGCAGTGGCGACGATAAGGCCCACGCCAAGACCTTTGAGTGGGACGAACTCAAGGATTACTACGGCGGCGGCACGCTGGCGACCAAGGGCGTTAAAACCGCCGGCAACGAGACCTATGAGCCCCCTTTTCGCGGCACGATTGCCATCAGCCAGAACGCCCCTGTAGTGGCGTCCGAAGCGATCATGACCCGGATTGTGAAACTGCACTTTGTGCGCCCAAATGTGACGCCTGAGAGCCGTGCGGCAGCAGATCGGCTCAATGCACTGGAAGGCTCAACGCTAAGCAACTTTGTGCTGCAGGCCGTTCGCAAAGAGCTGGAAGTGATGGACCTGTTCGCCCAGCGCCTGCCTGGCTATGAGGCGAAACTGCGAAACCTGCATTCGCATTGCTTCGCCTGCGAGACCCCGTTTCACGACGAGCAAAGCGATTGCCACCACTGTGGCAACAAGCTGCGCGGTTACATCCGCGTGGAGCGGATCAACAAGAACCACGCCCAGTTGCTCGCCCTGCTCGACTGCCTGTGCACGGTGGTGCCTCTGACTGAACCGCAGGTCAGCCACACCCGCACGCAAATTATTCGCATGGCGATCGAGCGCCAGTCTTCGATCAGCTCCGACCACCCGGTAGTGGCTGAATTCTGGGAAGTGTACGAGTACCTCGAAGGTCTCGACGCCGACGGCCCGGTGGTCAACCACAGCAAGAAAGACAACATCATCGCCATCAACCTCAACGACTTCGTGAAGTGCGCCGCCGAGCATCGCCAGAAGATCGCCGATGTCAGCGAGTTGCGCGAGCGCCTGAAGGACTCCCGCTCCCGGAAGCTGCTCGACATCAACAAAGCCACTGACAGCGCGGTACGGGCTCACCAGGCCAAGACCAGCAACGCAGTCATCACCAAGCAACCCATCGTGAAGTGCTGGCACTTCCAGGCCTGACCAATCAACAGCGACAACCGCCAGGCGCTGCAACGCCGGCTACCACGCAAAGGAGAAGCACCATGCACGTACAAATCATCACCGGTGACGGCGAAAAGGGGGATACCAACCGCCTTCGGCACCTGAAAGAGCTGAAGGCCTGGTTCAACGAATCCGGGAAGATTGTTCACGCCGAAGCCTACGACCCCGCTGGGTTGGTCGCGATCCTGGAGGTTCGTGCGGTAAGCGACAAAGAAATCCTGGTGCTGGAGTGCAGCCGGGAACAGATCCAGGCAGTTCTGGAATGGCAGTCAGCAACTGATGAGGTTGTTGAGTTTGAAAACCTGCTGCTGCACCTGGTGCGTAAGCAAAACCCAACCGGCGAAAGCCGATAAGAAGGTGGTGTCGAGGGGCTGCAACCCCTCGACACCGACCACCCAAAGGAGAAGCACCATGCAAGCGAATCAACCCCAAGGCGGCACCGCAGAGGCTACCACAACCCCGCTGGCTGTCGGCGACAAGGTCAGCTACGTCGAAATGAGCGGCGGTGGTCGGGAATACCGTCTCAGTGCTCGTACCGGCGTGATTGAAGCGATCGATGGCGGCGTTGCCACCTTGCGCACCGCGAAGGGTCGCACCATCAGCCAACCACTTGAAAAGCTGGCGCCGGACGGTCAGCCCAATGCACTAACGCGCATGCTCATGGGAGGGTAGCGTATGACGGTATTCCTTCTGCTTTACCTATGCGCAGATGCAACCCGAACGGATTGCCAAGTGGTGAAGGCTGATAGCTGGAGTGGCCCTTCCGCCTATGAGCAATGTACCGCCGTCGTACCTGGCCTTACAGAGGCCCTGACTGCGCCCAACCGGAAGCGGCATTGGTTCGTTTGCGAGACCCAGGGTAATGACGCGAAACCCGCAGAACACAAAGCGTCGCCGGCACTTATACATCAATCGTTTCGGATGTGAGGGGATCACCATGAACACCGCGTTCATTCTCATGGCCCAATACGATGGCCAGGCGATTATCCCGCTGGAGCTAGTGTGTCGGGACTATTTCACGCACCTGACGCCGGAGATGTTCCAGCGCAAGGTGATGAGCGGTCAGATCAAGCTGCCTATTACCCGCCTGGAACCGAGCCAGAAGTCGGCCAAAGGCGTCCACCTCACCGATCTCGCTGCCTACCTCGACTTGCAGCGCGCCGCGGCTGTAAAGGAACACAACCAGCTCAACGGGATAAAACACGCCTTTTGAGCCACTTCTCTGATGCGGCGCCCAATTGGACGGGCGCCCTCAGTATCTTTTCGTGCCATTCCCAGCCCACATAGCGGTCACCCTTGCCACGCAGGTGGGTGTAGCGCCGCATTGAATTCCAATCCCGGTGCCCAGACACACTTGCCACACGCGGAATATCCCAATCCATTTCAAACAGACGGCTGACGCCTTCATGCCGAAGGTCGTGGAAGTGCAGGTCCGCAATTTCTAGGAACTTGCAGGCTTTGGCCCAGGATGTGGAGATGGATTCAGGGCTGTAGGGGAAGATGTCCTCGCCCGCCTTCGGCATTGTCTGGAGGATCTGCCACGCTTCGTCCGGGAGGTAGCACCACACGTCGTTGCCGATCTTCTGACCGGGGTTCTTCATATCGCGCACCAGCACCCGCTGGCCAGGCTCGTCGACGTCGGCCCACCGGATACGGGTGATTTCATCCAGCCGGCGTGTGGAGAACAGGGCAAAGCCCACAACCTTCAGCATATTGGTGACAGTCGGGCGCCTCTCCTGCATGGCCTGGTAGTGGGTCAGAACCTTTCCCAGCTCGTCCAACGTTGGCCGGCGGTCACGCTCCCGGCTTTTTAGGTTGTAGCCCAGCTTGCGCAGTACTCGGCGGGCGCCGCCCATGGCGAGCGGATCGACCTGGTAACCCCAGGCATCTTTGGCGATCGCCAGAACGGCGCCGAGGTGCGCCAGGTCGTTGCCGGCAGTTTGTGGCTGAACGCCGCCACCCTCGAGGCTCATTCTGAAGAGTGCAAAGTCGACCAGGCATTGAGTGGTGACGTCGGTATCGTTCAGTTTGCCGATGTCCATCTTGCCGATGGCTTCGAGCGTTGCCTTCTTGGTTTTGCCCAACGGCCGAGCCTTTCCCACTTCCAACAGGTACTGGTCGATCATGTCTTTGACGGTGACGCCCTTCCGGCTGGCTCGCTCAATCGCGCCAGGCTGGTCCAGCTCCGATTCCCGCTTGCGCGTCCACGCCTGTGCGGCCTGTTTACGGGCGAAGGTCTGGCTCTCTTGGTAGACTTGCACTCCGTCGCGTTTGATGCGGATTTGAGCCGTGTAGCTCAC